TGAATCGACAAATTCATTTCAATTCGCGATTGATGAATTGGTATCATATCAAAGCACTAATAGATCTGCAAGAGGGTTTGTAACTCTATCAGATACTGGTTCAATTATGTTACAACATATTACTGGTGTCTTCCAGGTGGGTGATACAATTCGAGGTGAAAAGTCGGGCGCGACGGCAACTGTAACTTCTGTCACGTTAATAAGTCAAACATCTGCTGGGGAAAATCCAACATATTGGCAACCCGTTTCTTTCGCCGAATATGAACAACAGGAAAATGAAAACAAACGCGATATTTTGCTTCTTGATAATAGATACAAATCTCAAATCGAGAATGAACTTAAACGAGTTATGGTAGCAACATGAGCTTTTCCGTTAATAGTCTTTTAGGTGAGGTGAAATCTATTTTAGAATCTAAAATAGAAGTTAAGGGTGACATCCCTACTGAAAAGATCGCAGATCCTAACTTTAGACCTAGCGATGTCAACATCGAAGAAATTTCTATATCATCTTTTAACAGAGAAAAATCTACTAGTCTAATTCAGCATGCAAATCGAATTGATATTTTTGAGAGCATTTATTCTCCTGTAATCTATGCAGAATTACAAATGCAAGATGCAGATGGATTATACTCAAGGTTCCCGTTAATCGGCCAAGAGTTTATTAAAATATCATTTTCAACACCCGGATCAACTCCTACTACATATACGTTTATAAACAGAGGTATCCCGGTTAATTTTAAGCAAAATGAGAATTTAAAATCCGCAACATATACCTTAAAATTAGTCAGTGTTGACGCACTTTTTAATCTTACGGCTACGAGTCTTAACAACAAGGGTGAATTTGTACCCAAAATCGTAAAAGATAATGTTACGGGTATTGTAAAAGATATTTTAAAAGAAGATCTTAAAGTTAAAGTACCCATCCATGTAAGTAATACAAAGGGTGTGGTTAAAGATAAGATTTTTTATGGTTTAAGTTCAGCGTCTAATGGAGAACCTTCACGCAGACTTACTCCATTTATGTGGATCAGTAAGTACGCAAAAATTCTAGCAAAATCAACTAGATATGAATCACATACGTTTGATTTCTTTTTAAATAAACATGGATATTTCTTTGTACCCAAAGAAGAATTGATTGAAAAGGGAGTTAAAGCGTTAGCAAAGAATGAATCAGACAAAAGGTTCTTTTTCGATACTACTAGAAATGAAGATAATCGTAACGTAAGAATGAGAGATATATTAGCTTATAATCATATAAATAATTCGTCAGATACAGTTGAATACATTTCAGATAGTGGTAATGCTGGTGCTGCAAGTTCATTAGATACACTCACGTTCGGTTATAAGACTTTGACATATGGAGATAATATCGGGGCGGATAAATTTCAAAGAACAGATGAAAATGCTGGTAATCAATTTACATCTGACTTCACTCGTTTATTCCAAACTGTTACAAATACAAGATTAGTAAGTGTTCGATCCGATTTACCAAATTTAGATTATATAGAAAAACTAGTAAAAACTCAAGCGTTTATATCTAAAATGGATCTAAATAAACTTCTTATTGAAGTATATGGTGATTCTGAATTGACCGTTGGAGATGTAATAGAATGTACATTACCTGCGGCCATAACAGCAACTGATGTAAATCAAGAAATGAGATTACACTCGGGTAATTATTTGGTAGCATCCCTACGACATATGATACTTAATACTGGCAGACCACAACACGTAATTTCGATGGCGTTAGAAAAGAATGGATTAGTGGAATGAGTATACCTAAACAGTTAGGAAAAGAAGGATTCAACTGGTGGTTTGGTGTCGTTAACGACATCGACAAAGAATATCAGGTTGGCATGGTGTATGTTGCAGTTGTTGGATCTAATGCTCTGGATGAAAAGAATAAAGACCGACTGTTAAAGTGTCAGGTTATTCTTCCGACCACAAGCCAATCGGTAGAAGGCGTCGGCGATACTCCACAGGTTGATATTGGATCAAAGGTATTTGGTTTCTATACAGACCAAACTGCATCACAGGGATTTATTCTTGGTACCATTCCGGTAATTCCTAACTTGGATCAAACTCTCAATTCAGTTTCATTCCTTGCCAGAGGTAAGCAAATTGATGATGATGAGAAGCTACACCCCGCAGAACCAGATTCATCATTTAAAGCAGAGTATCCTAACAATAGAGTTATTCGCTCTAGGACTGGACATACTATTGAGTTAGATGATACACCTGACGCACCTAGAGTACACATCCGTCATTCATCGGGATCCAAGATTGAAATGAGACCAGACGGTAGTATTGTTATTAAATCGGTTAAAGACAGTTTCGAGATTGTCGGTGGTAAAAAGGATATTGCTGTTATTGGCGACTGTAACGTTACGGTTCAAGGTAATCTGAAAGCTACTGCTAAGGGTGAAATTACCTTGGCTGGAGAAAGCGACGTAAACATTTCAGCAAAGGGTTCGTTATACCTAAAAGGCGACAATGGAATTAAAGTTTCGTCAGGAAAGGCCACATCAATAGAAGGACCTGGTGGTGTGGCTATTACTGAAGGATCTTTCTCAGTAATAGGTAACGGAACAATAGGAACTGGTGTAACTGGCACTATTGTGGCGGGTGGAAAAAACTTTGCCTTCAAAAATGGAATTGCAGTGAGCATAGGTCCGGGGATGAGTAGCTAATGGCAGAAGCAAATACTAATTTATTATTTGATGAAATAACAGGTGAATACTACGACCCTAATGCGGACATTGTCGTTACCGGATATATGATGACTTCATTAAATGATGGCGAATGTAAAATTAAGAGAGACAAGAAGGCGGATGAAAATAAAAGTGTAGCTGGTTCTCCATTAGCAGCAACCATCAGAGAAACAACACAATTTATTTTAAATGAAACAGATTGTGATGCATTGCAGTTAAAAGTTAAGACTGCAATAAATGGTGTAAGAGATGATCTGAAAGATAAATTGTATCTTACCAAAGAAAAGTTAGCGGAAATAAATCCACTACTCAGTATTCCATTAAATCCATTTAAACTTCCTGGGTATGTTAAAAAACAAACCGTCGGGAGAGTCCTGCCTGATCTAGATGCAACCATTGATATGATTATCAAGACAGTTGAAGTTATTAATGCTATTGTAGAATTAATTGTAGTTGTAGAAAGAGTCATTCCTAACTTAAAGGCGTGTGCAGTAGATCTTAAACGAGATTTAAAACAACAATTCGATGATGAAATTGAACAAATTGTTGAAGATGTAAAATCTGAAATAGCTAAATCAATTGCGGAAGCCATCTGTCAAGGTATAAATGCTCTTGGAATTACCGCAAATGATATTGAGGGTGTTCTTTCGGCTGTTAGAGCAGTTGAAGGTGTTGCCGGTGAACTTAAAATGTTATTAGAATCATCAAAGACTTCACTCGATGATAGTGTCAGTTCTATTGGGAATAATCAAGCAACAATATATGAATTAACCGGTGTTGCCCCAGTATTAGATACGACTTCAATAGATTCGTTTCTTATTTCTGCACAGAGTCCAGAATATCAGCAATACAAAGAGTCAGTCAAAGCCGTTTTAAATATACCGGAACCTGTATCAAACACTGCTCCAGCAGTAACAGGAAACGCGGTTGTAGGATCTGTTTTGACATGTTCTAATGGTACCTGGGAAGCAAACGGTGCTTTATTAACATATTCACATCAATGGTATCGTAATGGTTTGGAAATTCAAGCGGCCAATACATTTACATACACACCGACAATTGACGATATTGAATTAAATTTATATTGTATGGTTACTGCTCAGACGAACGTTACGGTTGAAGAAGCCAGAAGTAATGTTGTCGGCCCTATTACGTTCGAATTAAATTCAGAAGATAAACCAACACTTAGTGGAACTGCTGCACCAGGCAACCTTCTAACATGTACGACTGGCACCTGGCCGTTTACACCTACAATGATTCTATACGAATGGATTAGAGGTACTTCAACAGTAGTTAGATCTCTTTCTGGTAATAACACGTATAATGTAACAAGTTCGGATATAGGATCCACTATAAAATGTAAAGTTGTGGCACAAGCATTCAGATACACGCTGTCAGATACGACAGCCGCAACATCAACTATTATATAACGGATATTTTTAAATGTCAAATCAAACAGCAATTCCTGCAGTTGGTAAACCAACCAAACAAATTTATAGTGATTTCCTGACAAATCTAAATCCACACCCTATCGTAAAAGATATTGTGAAGTATACTAATGAGAATGCGGTTTCTAAATCCATCCGAAATCTTATGTTGACAAATCGTGGAGAACGATTATATCAACCAGACATTGGAACCGATATTAATCGTATGCTGTTCGAACCTATGAGTGACGGTATTTCAGAATTACTATCTACATATATAACCCATACAATTAATGTTTATGAGCCGAGAGCAAAGGTACTAAATACAAGAGTAATACCGGATTTCGATAATAATCTTTATTCGGTTTATATTACTTTTATGGTAATAAATAAACAAGAGCCAATTACGGTAAATATTTCACTACGTAGAGTAAGATAATGGCAGCTAACAGTTCAATCATATTGTCCAATTTGGACTTTGATACATTAAAGAATACATTTAAATCATACCTTAGATCTCAGGACAGATTTAACGACTATGATTTTGAAGGCAGTAACCTATCAGTTCTTCTTGACCTTCTATCTTACAATACATATCACAATGCCTTTTATCTGAATATGATTGGGAACGAAATGTTCCTGGATTCTGCGCAGTTAAGAGATAGTGTCGTATCGCATGCCAAGGAATTAAACTATACACCTAGATCATTTAAGTCTGCTCAAGCAAATGTAACTATTGTTGCATCATCTACCGATACCGGTGACTTCAGCAAACGATCAATTGTAATACCAAAAGGTACTACTTTTTCATCACAATTTTTAAATAGAAATTATTCATTCTCGGTTGATGAGAACATAGTCATTGCAAGAGACCAAGCACCAAATAATGATATCGTTTCATTTACAGGTGAGAACATTACCTTATATGAAGGCTATTATCTCTCCGACACCTATACATATGCCTACTCTTCAGTTCCGAAGATGTTAGTTTCAAATCGAAATGTTGATATATCCAGTATTTCAATTAACGTAATTGAGGATGCCGGGGCTACAAGTTTAGTTTATAATAGAGCAACTTCATTATTCGATTTAGACAGCACATCACAAATATTCTTTGTTCAGGGTGCTGAAAATGACGGATATGAAATTGTGTTCGGCGATGGAGTTACTGGTCGTAGGCCGAAGAACAATTCCGTAATTGTTATAGAATACAGAGTTTCTAACGGTGAATTGCCAAATGGGTGCATCGAGTTTAAGGCCGATACAACATTTAGTGGCATTTCGGAAATTTCCGTTATAACAAATTCTGCTGCTGCGGGTGGTTCAGTCTCCGAGTCGATTGATTCAATCAAATTTAATGCACCGAGACATTTCACTGCTCAGGAAAGAGCAATCACTACCGAAGATTATGAAACGTTACTTCGTTTAAATTTCCCAGAAGTAAATGCAGTAACAGCATACGGCGGTGAAGATTTAAATCCACCTCAATTCGGCAAGGTTTTTGTATCAGTCGAT